CGGCGGCGATTTCGCGGTCGATGTCCTCGGCGTCGTAGCCGCCCGCCGAGATGGCTTCCGAGCGGCTCATCAAACCGGCACGGATAGCCAGCAGCATGGCCTTGTATTCCTTCTCGGGATCGACCCACTGCCAGCCCTGCGGTATCCATTTGGCCTGGCTGTATTGGCGCCGCCGCAGCGCATCGCCGGACATAAAGTCAGGCGCATCGAGCGCGCCCGCCAGCACCGCCTGCCGCATCCACGCCGCCCAGACCGGACGGCACATCTGATGCACCAGCACCGAGTGCTGCAACATCTCGCAGCGGCGGCGAAACTCCAGCAGCCCCGCACGGATGCTGGAATAGTTCACTCCCGTCAAGTCGCCGGTCAGCTGTTCGTAGGTGATGCCGATGGCCGCAGCCACGGCCCGAAACTGCGTGCGCAGAAACTCGGCGTAGGAGCCGCCGACGTCGGCAGGGTCGGAGAACTTGATGTCCTCGCCCGGTTCCAGCAATTGCAAGGTGCCCGGCTCCAGTCCAGCCAGCGCGATGCCTGCACTATCGGCCTGGCCTTCGCCCATCAGGTTGTCTTCCGGGTTGGGGCGCGTGACGAAGCCGGCGAACATGGCGGCGGTCTTTTTGCGCACCAGTTCGGCGTCGTCGTACTGATCGAGCTCATTGAGTTTGACCAGCGCGCGCGACAGCCACGGCTCGCCGCGAATCTGGCCCGGACGCAGCACCCGGTACAGGTGGGCGATTTCGCGCGCGTCGACGCGCACGGTGTCCATGCCGCCCTGATTCGACATCGGCGCAAGCCGGCCGTCTTCCGGGTGCGCGCGGTACAGGTGATAGGCCACCCGTCGGCCCAGACTGTCGAACTCGATGCCCGAGCGCACCACGTTACCTGATGCCAAATCGGTGTTCAGGTGGATCGGCAGATGCTCGGACTCCAGCAGTTGCAACTGCAAGGGCACGGACAGACCATCCTCGGCGCGGCGCGGGCGCAGCCGGATCAGGCACTCGCCGCCTTCGAGCATCGAGCGGCAGGCCAAGGCTTGCAGGCCATAGAAATCGGTCTGCCCTGCGGCATCGGCTTCTTCCGTCCAGTCACGCCAAAGTGCCTGCGCAGCGGTTTTGAACCGTTCATCGCCGGACAGGCTCTGCGGCTTGATGCCGGTGCCGACCGCATTGGCGACGAAGGCGTCCAGCGCCGCCTGCGCCCAGGCATTGCGGCGCACCAGGTCGCGGCTTTTGGTGCGCAGCTCGGCGTGCGTGGTCAGCAGCGCCGCCACGACTCCGGGATTGCCCGGCATCCACGCCAAAGCGCGGCGGCCACTGCCCGCGGCCTCATGCACCGGCGAGGAGCCGAACAGGCGGCGGACGGTTTTACCGAACCATGCCATGTCAGAAGCCCTTGGCCGTGGTGACGCGGATCTGGCGTTTGGACGCGCCTTGGCCGCGCGCGATCCCGGCCTCGAGCATGCGGATCGCCGCCTGTAATTCGGCGACGCTGCGGTATTCCACGCTCTTGTCGCCAAAGCTCACGCGGCGCTCGCCGGTGGCCAGTGCTTTTTTGAGGGCGTCCAGTTGGGTTGGGGTATAGCTGGGTGAAGTTCTCATAGGGTCAGCCAGCGGCTCTTGATGACGCGCCGCAGGGCGTTGGGGTGGCCAGAAACAACCAGGCCACCGCTGTGGGTGGCCGGGCTGGGTTGCATGGGTGCGGGCGGCGGCGGGTCATCGGGTGGACGCTGCACGCCCAGTTGCCGCTCCAGTTCGCGCCAGTGGCGCTCCTCGAAACGATCCAGCCCCGCCGCCGCCGCAGCGGCGCGGGCGTAGACGTAGCAGTCGAGCGCCTCGTTGCGCTCGCGCATCTTTTGCCATTCGCGCACCGGAAAGCCGTTGCGGTTGCGCCGCGTCACCAATTGCTCGGCGCACAGTTGCTGAATGAACTCGGCGTCGATTTTGGGCAGGTGAATGAAGCCCGCCGGATAGGTCATGGTTACGCCGTCCTCGCCGACGCTGGCCGACTTGCGCAGGTTGTTGTAAAGCTCCAGCTTGGCGATGCCGACCGCCACGGTGAACACCTTGATGCCCCGGCGCAGCTTCTTGCCGCCTTGGGTCATATCGACTGCTGTCGGCGTGCCGATCAGCGCCGCGCCCCGTTGCGCACCCTTGACCGCCATCACCCGCGCATCGCGGCTGGCGCGCACGAAGGCGTAGGCTTCCTGCGTGGCAAAGCCGGTGTCGAGCGCGAAGCGGGCCAAGGGCATGGCCGCGCCGGATTCGTGCGTCCAGGTTTCGTCGATCATCTTGGCCAGTTGCCGCCACACCTGCTCACGGGCGGTATCGCCCATCAGCACGCGGTGTTCGACCAGCCACGCTTGCTTGCCACGCCCGAAAGCCCAGATCGAAACCTCGATGCGGTCCTTCTGCACGTCGGCGCCGCCGGCCAGCAGCATGGCTGCGAAAGGCACGCTGCCGATGCGGTAATCCTCGCGCCGCTCGATGAGACGTTGCCAATCCGGCGTTTCGCCTTCCTCGACCCACGCCTCACCCAATTCGGTGTTCTTGAAGGTCTTGATCGCTGCCGCCGATCCCGACTCTTTGCTGACCGCAGCCTCCCATGCGGCTGCGATGTCGCGCCAGGCGCGCCAGCCCACTGGGGAATACAGGCTCGACAGGTGAAAGCCTGCCGTTTTGCCCGCACTTTCGACCATCGCGCGCCACTCTCCATGTTCGAGCATCCACGTCTTGTGGTGCTCGGCGATGGCCGTGTCGCAGGATTCGCAGATGTAGGCCGCTGTTTCTGGTGCGCCTTTGTCCCAGCGCAGCTGTTCAAAACGCAGCCATTGCCGGTGCGAGCAATGCGGACAGGGCACGAAGTAGCGGCGCTGGTCGCTGGCCTCGTACTCGCGTTCGATGGCACTGGCCCCCGAAATCGTTGGCGTGGAGACGATAAATATTTTGCGCCGCGCAAAGGTACGCGTGCGCGCTTCGGCCAGCGAAATCGCATCGCCTTCGCCTTCCACGTCCAGCGGGTAGCCGTCCACCTCATCGAGAAACAGGTAACGCACCGGCATCGAGCGCAGGCCGACGGCGCTGTTGGCGCCGGTCATCACCAGCACGCCGCCGCGAAACTCCTTGGCCAAAATGGTGTTGCCCGAATCGCGCGAGCGGGCTGGCGCAATCAGTTCGGATAGCACCTGCGACTCCTCGATCAGCGGATCGATGCGCTGCTTGGAGTTGCGCTTGGCCATCTCCACCGTCGGCCACACCGCCATCATCGGGCCGGGGGCGTGGTGGATCACGTAGCCGACCCAACAGGACCCCGCTTCCGTCGCGCCGATCTGCGCGCCTTTCATGAACACCACGCGCTCCAGCGGCGAAGTGGGCGAGAGGCAATCCATAATTTCCTTCAGGTACGGCGTGCGGCTGGTGCGCCAGCGGCCCGGTTCGGCCGATGCCTTGCTGGAGAGCATCCGGTGCTGATCGGCCCATTCGGAAACCGTGAGCAGCGGGTCGGGCGTCAAGCCTTCGCGCCAGGCGCGTTCGATCTCGGCTGCGCCTTCGTAATCGCTATCCATCAGTCCACCTTCGGGCGCAGATCGCCCAGCTCCTGCAAGTGCTCGCGCACGGCGGCCTCCAGCGCAACGTGCAGGGTGTGCGGATCGAGCGCGAGGAGCGCGGCCATCTGCGCCGAGATGCGCGCGGGCCAGTTCAGCCACGCATCGCGCTCGGCGCGCGCCAGCTTGAAGACGTGGGCCACGGCCTGATTGCGGTCGACCAGTTCGCCCTTCAGGCGCGCCAGGCGCACCTTGTTGGTCTGCGCCTTGACCACTTCGTTGACGGTGCGCGCCTGTAGCAGCGATGCGCCGCCGGTTGGCAATGTGCCTTGCCCCTCACCCGCGGGCGCAACGTGGGCCGTTTCTGGCGGCATGGCGGCCCGAACCGGCCGGGTGCGCGTACCCGTGCGCGGCGCTTCGGTGTTGCGCGCCCACTCGGCGTCGGCGCGCTCGGGGTCAATC